GAAGCTCTTGATAGGACTCCTCCCAAAAAGAAAAAGACAGAATTGCAAGGTCTTGGTGGAGCGGCACCAACGATGGTGAAGTCCCACGAGTTACAGGGTGGGGTATCTCAAGAAGATGATTCCTATATCCGACGATCTGAGGAGAAGGCTAGGAAGAAGCTCCAACCAAAGGCCTACACCAGTAGATACTGACGTATCTCCTGTCTTCATAATCGAAACGACTGGGATGGTACTGAGATGATCACTACGTTTGCAACCTTGAATGTCACAGCGAGGACCGTAGTTGTCGAGGTCCATATTGCTCCTGACTCTCCTTCAACCACAGGAATGTATGAAGAATTCATCAAGGACTTCAAACAGGGTCTTAATGCCGCCGCCATAATCATTCCAGCGCATTATGCTGAAGGACACGTGAAGTTTAGTATCAATTTAGCTGCTCTGAGTCCTGAATTGAAAAGGCCAGAACAACCGATCGTTGAACCTCCCAAAAGACTTTCTCCAGCAGATATCTTGAAGGCAAAGCTGGCACAAGATAAGCCTGCACAGCCTCCAACTGTTCTAGGTAAGCCAGTACCTAAAAAGAGATGACCTGATGTATTATGAGGTGGGTCATGCCTTTAATCAAGAGTGCGAGCAAAGAAGCAGTTGGGAGAAATATCTCTATAGAGATAGCACATGGTAAACCAAGGAAGCAAGCAATCGCAATAGCCTTAGAGACCCAGAGGAGAGCGAGCGGTGGGAAAAGTCGTCCCGTTCATAAAACCAGAACCAAGAAAGTCGAGAGATAAGTCCGAGGCGAGCTTCTTGGCGATGGCTGATCTACTCATCAAGGCGTACCAAGGGATGCCACCATGTGGTATGGTGATTGTAGGGATTGAAGCTCCTGAAGGGTATGACAGACCGACGAGCACAAAAGGAGATGACAGTGAAGACACCAACAGCAACGGATCTGGAGCTGCTTGACAATACAGAAGATTGCTTTACTTACCACGCTTGGACTCAAGAACAGATTGAGCGGGGCGCCGAAGTAAGAAACGCCCTCGTCTACGCTTACAAAACGATCATCCAGAATGTGCCTACCAGTCCTGATCGTTCTGTAGCACTTCGCAAGATCCGAGAAGCTCGTATGGATGCAAACTCGGCGATTACACACAACGGAAAGTATTAGCAGGAGATGACATGGGTCTCATCATTTCAGAGGAAGAGGCGAATGCTCGGCTGAACAATCCGGACAATCTCGCTAACAAGATCGGTACTAAAACGACTATTCGAACAAGCATCCCTGATAAAACGAGTAGTCTTCAAGACACTTACAACAAACCAAGAGAGAATGGTCCGAACAATGATTCTGATCAGTTGGTGTCCATCCGGCCAGTCGATAATGGTGGAAGGCGACCTGGAGATACCAACGTTCCAGAGGTTATACGTTCCTTGGCAGCCGTCCTTACGAACAATGGAGAGGCTGCACAATCCGTTGCTGAGGGTCTCGGAATCTCGAAAAGTTCCGTAGATCAGTACAAGGAAGGCAATACATCCTTTGGTAGGCCGAACGCGCAGTTGCGGTCGGTGATTCGAGAGAACCTTGACAAGATTCAGGAGAAGGCCATAGGTAAGATGCTGAAGGGCATCGACTTCATGGACTTTAATGATGAAACTAAAATGGCGAAGGTCTCTTACCGAGACATGTCAAATATCCTCTTGAATCTACACAAGCTGGTTGGTGGGGAAGCAGGAGACGACGAAAAGAAGGACACCACAAAACTAATCATCTATGCTCCGAGTGTGAAAACCGAGCAGCATTTCCAGGTAGTTGAGGTGAGGGAATCCTAGCCGTGGAGTCAGCCACCACGATAGGAAAGGGGTGTCGCGCCAAACTCGATCAGGTCTGAGCGGCGCCCTTTTTACCCGTTCAATAAGTGAACATCAAACTTCGAGGCTTGTTATTATCAGTGCTCACTTATTGGGCTATAGCTGCAATCAGGTACAGGTTACTTCATCCGGAGATGACAGAAATGCAATTATTTTTCAAGACAGTTGATACACTCCTGTGGAGGTAATCATGTCAGCACGAGCCATTCCAGTAGGTGACCTTTCAGGAACGATTGACCCAGTTACGGGTGTGATCGTCATTGCATTCAAGCTCAGAGCGCAGGCAGTATCGCATCGAACACTGTATGCAGCAATCGCTGCTGACCTCTTAGCAGGTGACCCAACAGTCACTTGGACCAAGACAATCGGTTCGAATGGGGATGCCGACATTAGCATGTCCATTCCGACGATCTGATGATTGAGCTTGCCGAACCCAAAGTATGGCGCCCACACGATAAGCAGGAAGAATTTCTTTCTGTTCCCGATTCGGTGTTCGAGGGATTCTACGGAGGTGCCGCCGGAGGTGGCAAGTCAGAACTCCTCGTGATGATCCCAATCGTCCGAGGATTCTTCAGATTCCCAGAGTTTCGTGGTTTACTCCTTAGGCGTACCTTTCCTGAGTTGCAGAGGTCACTCATTGATCGAAGTAAGCGGCTATATCCGCTAACAGATGCAAAGTACAACGAACAAAACAAGCGATGGACCTGGCCGAGCGGCGCTATCCTTGAATTTGGGTACTCGGCGGATGAACGTGACATACGACAATATGATACTGATGAGTATTCCTATATTGGTCTTGACGAACTCACCCACTTCACGGAGTTTCAATACCTCTATATTACCTCTCGGTGTCGATCTACAACTCCTGGTCTCCCGAAGCTTGTTCGATCTGCTAGCAACCCAGGCAACATTGGGCACGGTTGGGTTAGGAAACGCTTTGTCGAACCTGATCGAGCTGGTGGAAAAATTATCCTGGATACGCGAACGAGCACCAAGCGTATCTTTATCTCAGCAAAGCTAACTGATAATCCTTATCTTGCGAAAGAAGATCCAGAGTATGGCAACAGACTTCTCATTCTTCCGATTGCAGAGAGGAAGGCAAAACTTGAAGGCGACTGGTGGACATTCTCGGGACAAGTATTCGATGAGTGGAGATATGAGCGTTTTCCGGATGAGCCGGACAATGCCCTCCACGTTATTAATCCTTTCCATGTTCCTGATTGGTGGCCTCGCGTACTTAGCATTGACTGGGGCTTTTCTGCTATGTGCTGGGCTGGTTGGGCTGCTATCACTCCAGACGCTCGTGCTATTGTCTATCGTGAATACGCGCGAAAAAGAACAAAAATATCCACCTGGGCTACGGACATCAAGTTACTTTCCGAAGGAGAGAATATCAGGGTTACCGTGCTTGATCCCTCCGCCTGGGCCAAACGAGGAGACGAGAAAACAGTACAGGAACAATTTACAGAATTTTCTGAGATCGCTCCGAAGAGGGCAGACAACGACAGGATCGGTGGAAAAATCCTGATGCAGGAGATGATCAGGTGGATGCCCCGCCCACTTAGAGACTTTACCCCTGGGGTTTATAACCAGGATATTGCATCAAGGATTCTAAGGGTAAGTGGTTTAGATGCTTATAAGCAGTATCTAGGCAGCTTCGATCCACCAAAGCCTGAAACAAACTTACCCAGATTGCAGGTATTTTCGACCTGCACTGAACTCATAAAGGCAGTTCCTTTATGTGTCTACAATGATCCAACTAAAGCTGCTGGAGGTGATCCAGAAGACGTAGCAGAATTTGATGGCGATGACCCGTATGATGGATGTCGCTATCTGTTAAAGGAGGTGGATAGGTTCTGCCGTGAGTCTAAGGAGGCTTACGAAGAGCTACAGAAGACGGACGTAATCGTCAAGAAATTTGAATCGACCCAAAACATGACTGCATATTATCGGGAGATGGAGCATCTAGAACGTAATAATAAGAAGCAGCTGGGTGTTCCAAGGTATCATCAAGCGAAGGGGATGCGAACTATTGGTCATCCTCGTGGATGGAGAGAACGGCGCCTCCCATGAAACAGTTTCTTATTCGGCTATTTGGCCTTGAGCAACCAAAGCCAGTTGAATGCCCTTCCTGCAAGGTCTACGAGAAGTGGTTACATAGAGAACAGTCAGATCGGGCAGCGGAGGTTGAGTCATTGTATGAGCAGATCAGGGAACTTCGAGGGGCACTGGAAGAAGCTCATTCGAGATTTGATGACTCAAGATCTGCCGAGTTTGGGAGGCTACAGAATGACAAGAATTACGAGCGAGAAGAACGACGAGACCTCGAGGATACAGTTCTCAAGTATGTAAGACTGAGACCTGGAAGGGAGCAACAACCAGTTCCAGTCAAACCAGCTGAGACACAGACTAAAATCAGGCCAGGCTCGAGGTGGCCATCAGTGAAGTACCAGCTTGAAGAGGAAGCCAGAAAGAAGGCTGAGGCTTACAAAGTCAAGGAGGACGCGGAAGTCAAAGCAGGAAGAATGGCACCACAAGAAGAAACAACAACTCAGTAAGGAGAAACAGATGATTCAGATTACTGTAGGGAAGAAAAGAACGGCTACGTTCATTCCAGTCGATCAGTTTGGCAATCCCAATCCAGTTGGTGCAGATGGCCAGCCGTTGGATGTCGTCGGGATTCCAGCGTGGCGATTACTGCCCGCAGAAGGACGGAGCACAAGGCTTGCTGACCCGATGGAAGCGGCAACGATTGTTCCATCCGAGGATGGTCGTTCGTGCGACGTGATCGCCGTTGAAGAGAATCGAAGTCTGGGGCTGGAAGTTTCGGCAGACACAGCAGAAGGAACCAGGGTCCGTGGTGGGTCCTCGTTTGAAACGGTTGGGGTCGCGGGACCCGTATCCGTGATCGCTTCGTTGGGTATTAGCTGGTCCGAGGAGAAGGACGTTTGAGCGAGCAACCTCCGAAGTACGCTCGGCCACCGAACAGGACGCCCGCACCTGGTAAGCCGGTGGCAAAGAGAGGGAAGACACCATTTCCTCCTGGACCTCCACAGGGTCCTGGCATTCCCTCATCCGTGGTAATCACCATTGGTGAAGTTAAGATCACAATTGAGGGGCCGTTCTCGAGAGTTCTATGGGCTCTCAAGTGGCTGTTTGGGACCAGTGAGCCGGCAGCTGTTATCAAGTCGCTGCAGATACAATGGGGTCCTGAAGTTTCACTCCGACAGAAATAAGGGTTGGGAGTGCTTTACATTGTGCTTACTAGAGGCTGCTTCTTGCGAAGTTATACTCGATGTAAGGTAATTGTGGGTACTCCCTTTTTTGGAGACTAAAATGAAACGACTCGCTCTTCTGTTACTCCTTTTTACCTCAACTGCTTTTGCCCAAACACCGACCTACATCAAACAACTGCTCCCAACTGCTACCTCGGTCAATGTAGCGTGGGACTACAGTACAACGGACGAGGCACAGATTGATAGTTTCGTCATTCAGAGAACGGCGTTTGGTGCAACGACCACGATCACCTCGCCCTACGATCAGCAAACAGTAGTTAACCAGAAGACAATTCGGACACTCACTTATCCGTTGCCGACTGGTTTACTTGCTGGTCAGAAAGCGTTCTTTCGGATTGTAGCACGTAAGACAGGACTAGCTGATAGTGCCCCCAGCCCAAACATTCTTGAAGTGGATATCGTTGCGACGCCACCGTCCCCGCAAAACTTCAGATTCCCATGAGTACACTATTTCTTTTAGGGGCGCTGATTACGTTGCAGTGGGGACCTCCATGCGGATTGAGCGGAGACTACAATCTGATGTTTGGAACGCCTACTCCTGTGGACCAACCAAAGGAGACAGTCCAACTATACTTTCAAGTGGCTGTCCCAGCGGCCCCATGCTCGTACAAGCAGCAATTCGTGACCGGAACATACATTATAGCTTTACAGAGTCAAAATCCGGCCTCTGTGCCGTTCGAGTCCAACAGAGTAAAGCTAATTGTATTTCCAGACGACAGCTATTGGACGGATACTCCTCCTATACCTCCTGGAGGGATTACACCGCCATCAAACTTTAGATTCCCATGAAACTGCTTTTTGCTATCTTGCTATTGGTTGTAGAGGCTAGTGGGCAACTCAGGTTGGGTCCACCTACGGATACGACAAAAGTGCGTCACATGCAATCGGTGACTGTGGCCTGGGACTTCACGGAGAATGCAGATTCTGCAGGACTTCTATACTTCTCTGTCAAGGCTGCTTATGACCTGAATCAAACTCCACAAGAAATCAAACAGGTCCCAAAGCAAGAGAGGAGTGCACAGATTGTTGCACTTTTCACCTCACAGTATCCCAAGTATGTTTATTACGTTGTTTCTGCTGTCTACGAGGGAACTAAAGGTGAAAGCTTTCCATCAGATACCATAATGGCCGAGCGAATAGGACCGCCACCTCAGTGAGTGAAGATGTTACAAAGCCTAATGGTTCAGTTACTCCATCTGTTGTAAAGCTTCGCCCTCGCGTACCTGTTGAGACAAAGGCAAAGATTCTACGAGAAAGAGCAACTGGTGTAACTTATAATGAGCTGGAGAAGAAGTATGGTGTGGCCAAGAATACCATGATTGCTTGGGTATCTCTTGAGAAGAAATTGGGCACAGAGCTTGGTAAGCTCTCCTGTACAACACCGAATCGACCACCTGAGCAACTTGTGCCCACCGTAGTACCAATCAGTCCGGCAATATTTGACCCTCTAGCCAAATTTACTGAGCTTCACAGGGTAGAGGATGCTCAAGCTTTACGGGATATTGTTATTGAATTGCTGCTTGAGAATTATCACTTGAGACACAAAAGATGAACATGCAAGCTCCAGTTGAGCAGCAGGGGATCAATCCTCTGGAAATCACTTCAGACGATCCACTGTATAAGGCTCTTAATGATCTCTTTGAGAAAGCTCGTCTAGAAGATGAGTTTATCAGGGAGAACCGTGTTCGTGAATGGAGGAAGCATGAGGAATACTGGCGCGGCATCCAGTACATATTCTGGGACGAGTTTGTGGGGGATTGGCGTGTCCCTCCAGACGAGCTTTTTGAGGAACTACCCAAAGTCATCAATATTTTTAAGTCGCATGGCGAATCCATTATCGCCGCACTTTCAACAGCCCTTCCCTACGTCAGATGGTATCCAGAAGATGCTGACGATGCGGATGACCTTAGCACTGCAAAAGCGTATTCAAACGCGTCGGAACATATTCAAAAGGACAATGACGCCACTCTTAAATTTGTTCAGGCCTTATACACACTGTTCAATCAGGATTTTGTAGCATCATACGTCTATGCAGAGACAGATGCTAAATATGGCACAGTAGAAATTCCTGAAATTGAGACAGTGCCCGTCACCAAGACTCTCAGTTCATGTGCAGACTGTGGGTATCCATTAGATCAAAGCGGATTGGGCGGATCTGGCGGTGAAGTACCGCCAGTTTCCTCTCAAGCTGGAATGGGAGGTGTTCAACAAGTGAACGGCAATGCTGGTATGCCGTGCCCGAATTGTGGTTCAACTACTCCTCCTACACAAGAGTCATATGAGGTAGATGAACCAAGTATCACTGGGCATACCACAGAAGAAAAGTCCAAGATTTGCATAGAAGTTTATGGGCCAATCAATGTCAAGATTCCTTACTTCACGAGAGATGCGAAATGCCTGCCTTATCTTATTCTTGCTAAGGAGGAACACGTCGCTAACATGCGATATCGGTTCCCACTCATCAAGGACAAGATAGTTGAGGTTGTTGACTACTCCGACTACGATGTTCGAGGCAGGTTAGAAGATGGGTTCTATGGAGAATCAAACCTTGTAACAGTCCATTATTGTTGGTTTACGCCAGCATATTATGAGATGTTGTCAGATCAGGAAGACGTCATTGAGCAGTTGAAGACGCAATTTCCTACTGGGGTCAAGGCAACATTCATCGGAACAAGAAACAGCTCAGAGCTAGCAGAGATCGAAAAAGCAGACCTCCATGCGAACTGGACGATTAATTTTATCGGTACTTCGCAATACCTCCATGGGCAACCTCTGGGTGCAGCGTTATGTCCAGTTCAGGAGATCAGGAACGATCTTACTGACCTTACGCTTAAAACCGTTAAACACGGTATTCCAGAAACTTTCGCAGATCCAGAAGTACTCGACTTCGATGAGTATGATAGGCATGAAGCCCAGCCAGGAATCGTTTATCCCGCAAAGCCGGCGCCAGGTCACTCACTCGCCGAGGGTTTCTACGAAGTCAAGACAACGACACTCTCGAAGGAAGTCCAGTTCCTCTTCGAGCAAAACGAGATGGACGGTCAATTCGTTGCCTCTGACTTCCCGTCAGTTTATGGTGGACCACAGGAGGGTGGAGGTACTCTCGGCGAATACTCCATGTCCCGAAACAGTGCTCTTCAGCGATTGGGTCTAGTCTGGAAAGCACTCAACACGTGGTGGGCAAAGACTCTCCATAACGCTGTCAATCTATACGTTAATTACATGAAGGAAGATGAGCACTTTGTTAAGAAGATGGGCTCTAATACCTTCATGAACGTGTGGATTCGCATCTT